AGAAGATATGAATAAAGTTGTACTAAATTGGCTGGAAAAAGTCTAAAAGGTGATAATTATAAATAAATAGAAATCAAATTATAGAGAGACTTCTATAAAATTATCAAGGAGAAGAAGATGGCATTTCAGCTTTCACCTGGCGTTTTAGTAACCGAAGAAGATAGAAGCACCGTTGTACCTTCGGTAGCAACTACTGCTGGAGCATTTTCGGGAGCCTTTGCATGGGGACCTGTCAATAAAGTAACATCGGTAGAGTCCGAGGCTAAACTCGTAGAGCAATTTGGGACTCCCAATGACACGACTGCAGGATACTTTTTTACTGCGGCAAATTTTTTATCGTATGGAAATAATTTAAATTTAGTTCGTGTCGTTGATAAAGGAGTTGCACAGAATGCTGTTTCTACTCCAGACGGTCAAGTAACAGGAGTTACCAATTTATTTTCATCTAATACTTTTTTAAGAACTGACGTAAGAACTGCGGTATTTGATGCACCCCCTCAAGGAGGTACTCAAGCTACAGCCAATGTAGTATTAAATACTACAGGTAGTTTATATCAAGTTGATATTGGACTAAGAGGATTTGGTTATAATGTCCCACCTACTATTACATTTGTAGATCCTGCTGGTAGCGGCACAGGCGCAGCTGCAACAGCAACAATAGGCGCGGGTCAAGTTTCAATAATATCTGTGGTAACATCTGGCAACAATTACAACACATCTTCAAATATCGTAATTCAAAATCAAGATTCAACTTCAGCCAATGCGCAATTAGTAATACATTATAAGTTAAAAGACATTCAAATTAATAATGGTGGAACCAACATTGGTCCTTTTGGTACAGGTTGTAACGTAGTAGTATCCGGCGGAACATTAGTTGCCGGCGGAAGTCATGCAAATGTTATTCCTATTATAACAGGTAATGTGGTTACAGGATTTACTATTGTCAATAACGGCAATGGGTATATTCAAGCACCGAATATTATTTTAAATAGACTAGATGGTAATACTGGTACTGCAACATCATTTACCGCAAACCTTGGGTATGGTATTGTTAATAGTATTACTATAGTAAACCCTGGAGCAGGTGGTTATTCGTCTACTCCTAATGTCACTATTAATAAAAATAATTCTTTAGGTGGAACAACTGCTACAGCAACTGCTCGTATTATTGCACAATTAAATGATATTACGTTAGATTCTACTGGAGGCGGTTATAGTAGTAATACAACTGCAGTCGTAACACCTGCATCGGCAGATATTCCATACATAACAAGCAACGCAACTGCAACCGCAATAATTGGTTATGGAGTTTCTAGTGTAACAATTATAAATGCTGGAGCAGGTTATACTAGTGTACCTAATGTAACAATTAGTTCTACAGGAAATGCTACTGCAACTGCTACTACGGTATTGGTATATGATGCACCATTGATTGAAAATAGAGACGATTATGATACAAGTCATAGTACAGGTGGTTACATATATAAAGAATTTGCTGCAAAATATCCTGGTGCTTTAGGAAATACTATTAAAGTATCAATGGCAGATTATAATACATTTACAGGTTGGCAATATTCAAATCAATTCAATTCTGCACCATTAACATCTTCTAGTGTTTCAACTAGGGGCGGCATACGTGATGAAATTCATTTAGTTGTTGTAGATGCAACAGGCGTTTGGTCAGGTAGCGCAGGAACAATATTAGAAAAATATTCATATTTATCCAAAGCATCTGATGGAAAAAATTCAGATGGTTCTACAAATTATTATAAAGATGTAATTAATAATTCATCAAAATATATTTGGGTTTTAGACCATCCAACTAGTACAACAAACTGGGGCACTACCGCAACCAGCAAAACATTCGACGGGTTAACAGCAAATATCACATCCACATTATCTGGCGGTGTTTCTGGAGATTCCGTTTCCTCTGCTAATATACTAGCAGGATATGATTTATTCTCAAATGATGAATTATACGACGTGTCGTTAATTCCAATGGGGCCAACAACAAACGCTGGCGTAGTTAATTCTGTAATTTCTCTTGCGGAAACAAGAAGAGATTGCGTAGTGTTTGCATCTCCTCAATATTCAGATGTAGTTAATACCACAAGCCAAGCTGATAAGATTGTTACTTATAGAGATACATTAACAAGTTCATCTTTTGCAGTATTAGATTCAGGATGGAAATATCAGTATGACCGTTATAATGATAAGTACAGATATGTACCGTTAAATGGTGATACCGCAGGTTTAGCCGCAAGAACAGATTATGTCTCTGATCCTTGGTTCTCACCTGCAGGTTATAACAGAGGTATAATTAAGAATGTTGTTAAATTATCTTATTCGCCTTCAAAGGCAGACAGAGATACTTTATACAAGAAAGGCATTAATCCTGTAGTAACATTCCCAGGACAAGGAACATTGTTATTTGGAGATAAAACTCTGTTAGCAAGACCAAGCGCCTTTGATCGTATTAATGTTCGTAGATTGTTCATTGTTTTAGAAAAAGCAATCGCAACCGCATCTAAGTTCCAATTGTTTGAATTCAATGATCCGTTTACAAGAGCACAATTTAGAAATCTTGTAGAACCATTCTTAAGAGATGTACAAGGTCGTCGTGGTATTACAGATTTCCGTGTAGTTTGCGATGAAACAAATAATACTGGAGAAATTATAGATCGTAACGAATTCGTTGCAGATATATTCATTAAGCCTGCAAGAGCAATTAATTTCATCCAGTTGAATTTCATAGCTACAAGAAGCGGCGTATCCTTCGAAGAAGTTGGCGCTTAATAGGAGCAAGAAGAAATGGCAATTCCATTTAATGTAGATAGATTCAAAGCTGAACTTACAAATGGCGGGGCACGTCCCAATCAATTTGCTGTTCAATTAACTTTTCCTAATTATGTTGTTGCTAGAGCAGCTGCAGTAAATAAGGCACCATTTTTGGTTACTACTGCAGAATTACCTGGACAATCAATAGGAGTTACTCCAGTTTATTATAGAGGTAGATTAATAAAAATGGCAGGGGATAGAGAATTTGCTCCATTCTCATGTACGGTAATTAACGATTCTGGATTCACCATTAGAACAGCAATGGAACAATGGATGAACGGAATCGAAAATTTAAGAAATAAAACCGGTGCATTACAGCCTTCGGTATATCAGACAGATATGTTTGTATCTCAGTTAGATCGTAACGGGGCGGTTCTAAAGCAATATAAATTATTAGGTGCGTTCCCAACAGACATTAGTGCGGTACCATTAGATTTCGGATCCAACGATCAAATTTCTAATTTCCAAGTATCGTTCCAATATCAGACTTTTGAGGCTACTAATACACCTGCAAGTCAGTTGGTTAATGCTATTACGTCTCTCGGCGGAATAGCGATTTAAATTATAAAATTATAAAGCGAATAAATTATGGCACTTAAACTATTTGGTTTTACTATTACTCGTGAAGACGAAGACGTAATAGACATGAAAAATCAGGGGTTTGCTACCCCTGTAGCAGATGATGGTGCAACACAAATAAACTCAACCGGGTTTCATGCCGGTGGTTATTTTGGTACTTATTTAGATATGGATGCTACGGCAAAATCCGAATCTGAATTAATTACCAGATACAGAGAAGCATCGTATTACCCAGATTGCTCTACAGCAATTGATGAAATTACAACTGAAGCAATTGCATCTTTGGATGATGAAGTTCCAGTAACTATACATCTAGATGAATTAGATATTCCTGACGACATTAAAGATAGCATTACCGAAGAATTCGAAAGAATTGTAGAATTGCTTCAATTTAATGATAAAGGCCACGACATGTTTAGGCGATGGTATGTCGATGGTAGATTGTATATGCAAAAGATTATTGATATGAAAAATCCTAAACGAGGGATTCAAGATATCATACAAATTGATCCGAGAAAAATTCGTAAAGTAAGAGAATTGAAGAAAGAAAAAGATGAAAAAACTGGAATTGATGTAATTAAATCTATTGATGAATATTTTGTATATAATGATAAGGGTATAAATTATAGTCCAAATTATTCCTTTTCTTCTACAGCAAGTCAAGGAATAAAAATAACTGCAGATACGATTGCTTTCGTGCCATCGGGTCTAATGGATTTAGAAAAGAATGTAGTACTGGGACATTTGCATAAAGCAATTAAACCGGTAAATATGTTAAAGATGATGGAAGATGCTTTAGTAATCTATAGATTAGCTAGAGCCCCTGAAAGAAGAATATTCTATATTGATGTGGGTAATCTTCCAAAAATTAAAGCTGAGCAATATCTGAAAGATATTATGGCTCGCTACAGAAACAAAATTGTTTACGATTCTAACTCAGGTGAGATTAGAGACGATAGAAAATTTATGTCATTGCTTGAAGATTTTTGGTTGCCTCGTAGAGAAGGTGGCAAAGGTACAGAAATTACAACTTTACCAGGTGGAGAAAATTTAGGTCAAATTGAAGATATAAATTATTTTCAGACCAAGTTATATCAAGCATTGAATGTACCGTTATCTAGAATGCAGGCTCAGCAAGGCATTTCGTTTGGCAGAGCTACGGAAATTACCAGAGACGAATTAAAGTTTTCCAAGTTTGTTTCGAGATTGCGCAAAAAGTTTAATGTGTTATTTGCAGATTTGCTGAAAACACAATTGTTATTAAAAGGTGTCCTAACCGACAAAGACTGGGATCAGATTAAAGAAAAGATTCAATATAAATATGCGCAGGATCAGTACTTCGAAGAAATGAAGAGTGCTGAAAACTATAGGAATAGAATTGATTTATTAAATCAAATTCAGCCATATATAGGAACTTATTTTAGTCAAAAATTTGTTATGAAAGATATCTTACGGTTTACAGATAAAGATATTGTAATAATGAAAGAACAAATGGAAAGTGAACCGCAACCGCAACCAATGGGTATGCAGGGTCAACCGCAACAACCTCAGGATCAGTCTCAGGGGCAACCCCAAGGACAACCTGACGGCGGACAACAACAGTAAGGAGTAATTATGGAAAATAATGCAGTTAGAGATATGGTAAATAATATTTTGGCAGGCAAAGAAGCCGATGCTATGAATGACTTTAATACTGCAGTTGCTGAAAAATTAACTGACGCTTTAGATTTAAGAAAGCAGGAAGTTGCCGCAGAATTAGGCGAAGCTGATAAATCTATGACTCAAAAAGTTACAGATGCGCTAGGTAAAGTTGTAGACACAGTTTTTAATCCTAATAATTATCCTGCTCCAGGAAAACCTGAAGAGAATAAAGACAAACCTGCTGCTAACGGTCAAACACCTAATAAGAAATAAGTATGAAAAAATTTAATGCCATTAGAGAAGAATCTCTATTAGAAAAATTAAAATCATCGGATCCTGCAGGTAAATGGATTCATGACTTTGTCCATAGCGATAATCCTAAATTTGCCGGTAAGAGCAAAAAGGAAAGAATTCGTATGGCATTAGGTGCCTCATACGGCGCTAAAAGAAATGAAGAAATTGAATATCATTTTAATAT